AGACACCAAACCAGCGCATGCACAAGCTCATCGAGGAGCGCAAGCAAGCAGAGAACCCGTCAAACCGGTCGTGGAAGGTATTCCTCAAACTCCGTCAGGAGATGGCGCCATCGACCACACCCAGCACGAAGGACAACAGCTTCCTGCAGAGCTTTTCCAAGAGCAAGTGGATGCGTGCCTCAGGTTCCACACAGAACGGGGGCACATCAGCTGGTGCGAACCAGTAGTGGAGTATCACGGATTGAGTGACTCCACTCTCCTCCACATAGGCTATGGCCAAAGCAAGCACCAGAGTAAGCGCAAGCAAACTTCGGCAGCTTCTGACGCCGCGGCCGCCATTGACCCGCGTCTCAGCAATTGGATGTACCCCGAACGAAACGCTCTTGCAGAGCGCATATCGCTAAGGATCAACACCATGAAGCTGAACGCGGTACCCGAACCAAACGACTATGACAAGAGAACCGCAGGCTTAGTGAAGACTCACTACCCGCGCGTCAACTTGGATAAGTTGAATCATGACCTGAACACGATGTTGCTTGGCGACACAGACGCCATCACGGCCCATGTGTACGACGCCATCAACCGCGTGTCACTATCGAAGACACCAGGATTCCCGCTTAGGGCCCAATTCGCCAGCAACGAAAAGGCCCTCACCGAAGCCCATGCAGCAATCGCACGCACCGTCGTAGCCCGCCTTTACCAGCTGGCCACCATCGACTGCAGCGATAAAACACCACAGCAGTTGGTGGAGCTCGGGTTGGCGGATCCGGTGGCAGTGAGCGTCAAACAAGAGCCAAATCCGCTGAGAAAATCGGAAAACGGCAACTGGCGCACAATCTGCCAAGTCTCCCTAGTGGACCAAATTGTTACTAGGGTCATGAGCCACACACAGAACGACCTGGAGATCAAACTCTGGAGGACGATACCCAGCAAGCCTGGCATCGGCTTCTCAGACGAAGATGCAGAATACATCCTCAGACCCGTGACACCAAGCCTTGAAA